ATATGACTTATTGCAACAATTGTGGACACGAATCTCATTGCGGAAACAATTTCTGGAAAGATAATATCGAAGTTTGTAAACATTGTCGTTGTGAAAAGTGCGAAATATCATTAGAAGATGAATTAAAATATGAAATAGATACTTTAAACGAAGATTTATTTAACGGAGCATAAAAAATGAGTAAAATGAGAATATTTAAATTTTGGAATGAAGCAGGTGATGAAAAAGAAAAAGAAGCTATTAGTCTAAAAAAGGCTATATTGTCAGTTCAGTCAGATTTTAAAGACGCAAAGATAGCGGTAGAGTATATTAGTAAAAAAGGCAAAGAAATGTGCCACTATGTATCAATACCAATTGGTAGAAAAATTAGACAAGCAATAATTACAGAAAAACGAAGATTAGCTAAAAAAGCAAAATTAGAAGCAGCGAGAGGTTAAATGCCAGCAGTAAGTAGAGTAGGAGATTCTTTATCAACAGGACATATATGTTCTAGTACAACTACTATTGCCTCATCTAACACAGATGGTACAGTAAAGGCAAATGGTATCAATATCATTGTTATTGGTGCGCCGACAGTATCACATCCATTTCCACCGGCACCACCTTGTGTGCCTCATGTTGCAAATTTAAATGCAGGTTCAGGAACAGTAAGAGTTAATAGTATTGCAGTTGGTCGAATAGGTGATAGTGCAGACGCAGGAGCTATGACTTCTGGTTCTGGTAATGTTTTCGCCGGTTAATTTAAAAAACCTGTATAAATATTACCGATATGGCAAACTATGACGCTACAAATACGAATAAAAGCAAAAAATCGGTAAGGACTTATAGAGACCTAGACCTTGATTTTGCTCGACATCCTGTAACTAACGATATTGTTAAAATAGAAGATGTAAACGCAGTAAAAAGAAGTGTCAAAAATTTAATTAATACACAATTCTATGAAAGACCATTTCATCCAGAATTAGGTTGTGGTGCAAGAGATATGCTTTTTGAAAACTTTACACCAATGACCGGTATTTTTATTAGAAGAAAGATTGAAGAAGTTTTAACTAACTATGAGCCAAGAGCAAGTATTTCTGCCATAACAGTTAATGAACAACCAGATAGAAATGGTATTGACATTGCAGTAAATTTTTATGTGTTGAATTTACCAAATCCTGTTTCTGTCACAACAACACTACAAAGAATTAGGTAAGTAAATGGCTTCTAACAAACTAACAGTATCAGATTTTGATTTTGATAATATTAAAACTAATTTAAAAACTTTCTTACAAGGTCAATCTGAGTTCCAAGATTATGATTTTGAAGGCTCTGGTTTTGCCATTTTATTAGACACACTAGCTTACAACACACACTATCTAGGTTTCAATGCTAATATGTTAGCAAATGAAATGTACCTAGACTCAGCAGACATTAGAAAAAATATTGTTTCATTAGCAAAGATGTTAGGTTATACACCTAACTCATGCAGAGCTTCTAACGCAACTTTATCCGTAAAAGTAAATGATGTACCAAGTTCAACAACATCTATTACTATGGACAAAGGCACAGTATTTACAACTTCAGTTGATGGCCAATCATATCAATTTGTAACTAATCAATCTAATACTATTCAACCAAACGCTGGTGTTTTTCAATTTAGTAACATCAATGTTTATGAAGGTACATTAGTTACTTTTAAGTACACAGTTGATACAAATGATGTTGACCAAAGATTTATTATACCAGCTGCCAACGCAGATACATCAACTTTAAAAGTAACTGTACAAAATTCAGCAAGTGATACTACAACTGAAACATATAGTTTAGTAACAGGTTATTCTGATTTAATAAGTACATCAAAAGTTTATTTCTTACAAGAAGGTGAAGACAATAGATTTGAAGTTTACTTTGGTGACGGCATACTAGGTAAAAAACCAGTTGATGGTAATATTGTAATTTTAGAATATGTTGTAACAAATAAAACAGAAGCCAACGGTGCAAGTTCATTTGCTTTATCTGGCGACATTGATGGTTTTTCAAATGTAACAATTACAACTACATCAAACGCAGCTAACGGTGCAGAACCACAAACAAAAGAATCTATTAGATACAATGCACCTTTACAATACACAGCTCAAGACAGAGCAGTTACTTCAAAAGATTACGAAACAATTGTTAAATCAGTTTATCCAAACGCACAATCAGTTAGTGCCTGGGGTGGCGAAGATGATGAAACGCCACAATACGGTGTTGTTAAAATTGCAATCAAACCTATTTCAGGTTCTACATTAACAACATCAACAAAAGAAAGTATTAAAACACAATTAAAAAAATATAATGTTGTATCAGTAAGGCCAGAAATTGTTGACCCCGAAACTACAACAATTTTATTAACTTCAAATGTTAAGTATAATGAAAATGCAACGACAAAAACTAGCGACACTATAAAATCAAATGTAATTACAACATTAACAAATTATAATACAAATACTTTAAATCAATTTGATGGCGTTTTTAGATATTCAAAAATTATTGGTTTAATTGATAATACTGATAATAGTATTGTTTCAAATATTACAACATTAAAAATTAGAAAAGATTTTACACCAACAATCGGTTCATCTACAAGATATGATGTTTATTTTAGAAATGGTTTATATAATCCTCACTCAGGCCATAACGCAAGTGCAGGTGGTATTTTAGAATCATCTGGTTTTAAAATTGATGGTGACGCAAACACTATATTTTTCTTAGATGATGACGGCCAAGGTAATGTTAGACGATACAGTTTATCAGGCTCAACAAGAGTTTATGCAAACAGTACACAAGGTACAATTAATTATTCAACTGGTCAAGTTACTATAAACTCTTTAAATATTTCAGTTGTAGAAAATATTAGAGGTGCAGCTTCAACAGTAATTGAATTAACAGTTAAACCAACTTCAAACGATATTATTCCTGTAAGAGACCAAATCTTAAATATTGATACGGCAAATTCCACAATCACAGTAGAAACAGATACATTTGTTGGAGGTTCTGCTGACGCAGGTGTAGGTTATACGACAACAAGTAGTTATTAAGGATTTGGTAAATGGCAAAATTTACTGACAAAATCTCAAATCTCATAAACAGTCAAGTACCAGATTTTGTACTTGATGACCATCCTAAATTTGTAGAGTTTTTAAAATCATATTACACTTTTATGGAATCAGCAGAGATTTCTGTAACAAGTGTTGAAGCTACAGATGGTATTAGACTTGAATCAGAATTAACAAGTGATACAAGTACATTAGTATTAGACGCCTCTCGTTTAGATAGTGATAGAACACAATTAGATAATGGCGACAAAGTATTACTAGAAGACACTACTTATGGTAAATTTACTAGAGGTGAAACTGTAACTGGTCAAACTTCAAATGCAACAGCAACTGTATTAAAAGAAGATTTAGCTAATAATAAACTTTATATTTCAGCACAAGATAAATTTATTGAAGGTGAGGCAATTGTAGGTGCAACATCAAACGCAAGAGCATTACTAAATGACTATCGACCAAATCCTGTACAAAATATTCAACAACTTTTAAACTTTAGAGATCCTGATAAAGTTATTTCTAATTTCTTAACAAAATTTAGAAATGAATTTTTAAATACTATTCCAGAAAATTTAGATGGTTCGATTGATAAAAGAAAATTAATTAAAAATATTAAATCAGTTTACAGAGCAAAAGGTACAAGTCGTGGCCATGAAATGTTTTTTAGAATGTTGTTCGGTCTTCCGTCTGAAACAATTTATCCTAGAGAAAATATGTTGCGTGTATCAGACGGTAAATTTACTACAAATAAAATTTTAAGAGCTATTGCAACAGTAGGTGATACAGCAGATTTAGTTGGTAGAACAATTACAGGCCAAACTTCAAGTGCAACTGCTATCGTTGAAGCAGTTTCTAAATTTCAAATTGGTGTAAATGAAATTACAGAATTTACTTTAGGTGAAGATTCTATATCTGGCACTTTTCAAACTGGTGAAGAAGTAAGAGGCACAGAAACAGATGACGCAACTTCTTTTATTAAGGCTACAACAACTGGTATTCCTGGAACACTTACAATTACAAATGACGGATTTTTAACAAATGTAAATGATACTGTTACAATTACAGGTGGTGGTACAGGTTCAATTATTCAAGTTGACGCAATAGGTAATGGTGGTATTACAGACTTTGTAATTGATAATGCTGGAACAGGATATGAAATAGGTGACGATTTAGTATTTAATAATGCAAATACAAATGGTGGTGACGCACAAGCAAAAGTTTCAGTTGTAAACGGTGGATTTACACAAGAAGAATCTACATCAACAATTGATGACCATATTGTTTTAGAAGATGAAACAGTAAGAGGAGACTCTTATACAGGAAATAAATTAGTACAAGAAAGCGGAACAGGTTCAGGTGATATTACAGATATTAGAATTATAAAATCAGGTTCTAACTACACAACTTTACCTACAATTACGATTACAAGTTCAAGTGGTAATAATGCTAGTGTTTTAGCTCACGGTGATGAAATTGGTAAAGCGTTAGGTTTAAAGGTTGTAGAGTCTGGTGCAGAGTATCATCAATCTCCTACTCCACCAACTTTATCAATGCCTGGTTATGCAATACTAAAAGATGTTTCAGGAAGTATTGTTGCAGCTTCAACAGCAACATCATTAGATAGTTCAAGTTCATCTATTACTGCTACAGTAAGTTCTTTTAACTCTACTTTACAAATTTTAAAATTTACGAGTGCTTCAGGTACTTTTCAAGCAGATAGAGAAATAACTTTTAGTAATGGAGCTTTTGCTACAATTGCAAAAGTTGACCAACCTACAGCAACATCAACTGTAACAGCAGTTGCAGATACAGCTGGTACTTTTGTAAACGAAGATGGCCATTTATCTGAAGACGCAATGAGAATACAAGATAGTTTATACTATCAGGACTTTTCTTATGTTATTAAAGTTGGTCGTGCAATTAATGACTGGAGAGATTCATTTAAATCAACCATGCACAGTTCAGGTTTTTACTTTACAGGTCAAGTTAACATTGAAAGTCAAATTAGTGCTCAAATTTCACAACCAGTTGAAGGTATTATATCAGGCATTTCAGAAAGTCCAATTTACGGAGTTATTAGTCAATTGTTCTCTACTATATTTGGTAGAAGATTGGGAACGGTTGATGATGGCACATCATTAAGAAGTAATCCAGAGTTAGGTGTGGATCCTGATTTTGATGATAGCACAAGTGAACACTTTACACCTAATACTAGAGATATTACATTAAGAAGAATTTATACTATTAAACTAAGTCAAACAACTAAAACTTATAATATAACTTTAAATAGTAATGATTTTGTTAGAGGTTATGCTTGGACAGGTATGGCAATGGGTAGTACAAAAATAGCTACACAACCATTTAGCACAAGTAATATGTTTACAGGAACACACACAAACGCACAGACGACAGCTATTGCTGGAGGATTATCAGGTACAAATAGATATATTTCACCAATGAATTTGCAAAATTTTGCTGATTTAGATTTTTTTAATTTAGGCGATAGTGCTGGTTCAACACCTAAAAATGGTGATAATATGACGATTGAGGGTTATCAAACTGCTAGATTAAAAACTTATCTAGGTTATCCAACAGAAATAAAAGTAACTAATCCAGCTCAAGAGTTCTCATTAACATCAATTACTTTTGATGATACTTCGGTGACTTTTGATGAGGAATAATCATATAACTTGTATAAATATTAGGGAAATTTAGAGAACAACATGGCAAAACAAACAATTAACATTGGTACTACGGCAAATGATGGAACAGGTTCTACTATTAGAGCCGGTGGTGACCTAATTAACGATAATTTTAATGAAATTTATACAGAATTAGGTGATGGCTCGACTTTAGCCCTTGCCTCTAAGTCTATCACATTTACAAACAAGTCTTTAGACGGAAGTACAAATACTTTTACTAACATTCCAGGTTCTGCTTTAACAAATGCAAGTTTCACTTTAGTTGATGAGAGTTCAACTGAAGCTACAATCTCACTTGGTGAGAGAATGGGTTTAACTGGTGGTACAAACTTAACATCTGCTATTACAGGTGATAATATTAACATCACATTAAACTCAACTATAACAGGTTTAACAAGTGTTCAAACAGAAACACTTACAAATGCCTCTGGTAATTTATTAGTAGATAGTGCTACATATATTACAGAATTTAGAGGCGGTGGCAGTACAGATGGCGCAATACAATTAAATTGCAGAAATAACTCCCACGGACAAAAAATTATGGCACAACCTCATAGTGAGGGTGTTACAAATGAGATGTTATTACCAAAAGGTTCTAACTCAACATTAGTTTCAGAGGTTGCAACGCAAACTCTAACAAATAAAACAATTGACGCAAGTAATAATACATTATCAAATATTGGCAATAGTTCATTATCTAATAGTTCATTTACTATTGCTGATGATTCATCAACTACTACAACAATTGGTTTAGGTGAAACTTTAAAAATTGCAGGTTCAGGAATTACAACATCAATTTCTGG